GTGCCACCAGCCAGTTCAAGATAATTAGCAAGCGTTGTGCTATTTACAAGGTCAAGGGCGGCAATCTGAGCCGAAACTGTCGGGTCAACCTCGATGGAAAGACCGCTGTAAGAAACGCTACCCATTAAATAAGACCCTCGTAAATTACGGTGTCGCCTACAGAAGTAACATCAACAAGGCCATTATAGCCTTCGACAGAAAACAAAGTATAAGGCTGAAGAGTAATGCCTTCTGTGTCGGTGTCATTGAACTTGACAACCACCACGGACGCTTGGGGGTGAATGATAAGAGTAACTCTACGCTGAAACTCTGTAACAGCAGGTAGAACATCATTGCCCGTCAAAACAGTTTGACGGAACTTCTTAACAAATGGAGGAAGGGAAATGTTATTAGACATTAGGAATATGGGTTAATAAAGTTAATTCTACGAGTCTGGCCCTGTTGTCGAGCAATTTTATCAATTTCTTCGTCAAGGAAAGCATGTGCTTCCTGTTCGGCTACTTTGGCATTTTCTACTTGGCCTTCACTTCTAAGGTAATCAGCATAGACACCCCTAGTGACATAAGTAGCAAAAACATGAGGAATCTTAATAATAGCCCAATCGTTAGGCTGTTCTGAAGGTTTGTGGTTTTCGTTGTTAACTAACGCTTTATAAAAATTGCCAGAATAAGGCTTACCCTTAACTGGCTTAAAAGTGCCAGAAACAGCACCAGCATCAAAGTATGTTTGTGAACCAGCCACAAATTGAGTGGTTGAATCCCATACAACACCATGAAGTTCTGGAGCCTTAGTTCTGTATTCGACCCATACAGTGCCTTCCTTGGCTACCGTAAGGTAGGCTCTATCGTCAGAATTTGTCGATGTAAGAAGAAAAGTAAGTTGGGCGTTTCTTGTGGTAGTGATGGGGTTCTTTTCCCACACATTAAAGATTTCACCGCAATCAGAGGGAATCAAAAAATACGGAGCGTCATTAGCGTCCGTAAGAACGGTTTCTTCGGAATACCGAATAACTTGAGGAAATGAGTCATATTCCCAAGCAAACCTAAGACGCATGCTAGCAAAGTCTCTAATTTGAGAAAATGTAGAATTACTAATTTCGTCTCGGTCTAGACCACAAAGTTGAATAGACTCAAAAAGGATTCTGGAAAAGTCCGCAGTTCTCATTTCGTAAGATAACCGTCAGCAGTAAAAATTGCACCGTTTACGGTGGCTTTCTTTGCATAATTGGAAACGGCACATTCGGGATTGTCTCTGAAAAACTCCTTGACGAATTCATCGTCCTTCCAGCAGTCATAACCCAACCGTTGACCCCAATAATGATAAGAGGTTGAAGGAATCTCGCCTACCAGCCTACCCATACCTTCAATGGATTTGGCTTCGTTTTGTTTAAAAAAAGCACCAAGTTGTCTGGCTTGATGCCTTGCTTTCGTCTCTTCCATTCTCCACCCACGGAGTAATTCTTCCTGCACCCCCTTGCGGAGGTTGTCGGGAATTACTTCAGACAAATGTTGAATGAGGCCAGACACTATTTAGGCGTGGAAGTCGAGTTTACCGAAGGCCAACGGGTTATGGCAAACCAGACCCAGAACCGCTTCAACGGTACGAGCAGGGCCACCACCGAAGTCGGGGAGTTCTCTGACCTGTGCAACCTGCCCACCGTAGCGGACTTCGACCATGTCAAACGGGATGATATAGCCAACGAACTTGTTCTTCAACCATGTCGAAGAGTGCAACTTCAGTCTGCCGAAATCGCCTTCAAAGACCTGCACCGTAGCGGTGTATGTCGAATCAGCGGCATCACGATTGAATGTACGAACCGAATTACGAGTTTCGGCAGAGCCAGACGAGCCAGTCGTGAAGACAAGGTTCGTAAAGCCACGCTTACAACGAGTACCAAGAAGAGCATCATACTCCTTAGAAGTACCAGTCTGTTCGTACATGCCAGTCAGAAGGTTCTGAATGTTTTCTTCAGTGAGGTCGTCAGCAACCGTACCGTACTGGTGTTGAGTATCGGGCATCTGGAAGTCCGCAGGGACAGCCAGATAGGTGTCTTGAGCAACAGTACCGAAGGAGGCGGGGTTAGCCGAACCACCACCAGCGATGTTCGCAGAGGTAGCACCCTTAACGGCAAGCCACTTGTCGAGACCACGAGTAAGGAACGGAACACCACCAACACCAGTATCCTGCTGAGCACCCTGCGTACCGCAAAGGGTGACTTCAATGTCACGCTTCAGCATCTTAATAGCCTTAGCAACATTGTTAGCAAGTTCATCCTTAACACCAGCGATGTTAGTAAGGTCAAGAGCCATCGGGGAGACACGGACAGTTCTACGGAACATCTGCGGGTGCATACCCAGTTCGTAGCGATACTGCTTAGTCACACCACCAACGGTGTCCTTGACATAGTTTTCCACATCCGTGACGGGGTCAACATCAGTGCCATCGATAACGCCACCAGACTTGGTGGTAGGCAACTGGTCAACCTGCCAGCGAAAGTGAGTATTTCCGGGTTTGCTACCCTTCTTCGCCATAGAGGTGAAGGGAGTATCACGAGCATCGACCATAGCGATGAGGTCAGCGAGGTCTTCCCGCTTACCCGATGTAATTTTAGGTTCTGTAAGAATAGCCATAATTTTATAGGAATTTTTTAAGCAGGATGTCCTTGAGGTCTTCGCTAGAGGAGTTTGCCTTAAAGCGTTGTTCGGTTGCCTTCAGTCTGCTTTCTGCACTGTTGGCTTTAGGAGCCGACCCACTGGGTCTAGGATTATGCGGAGCCTTCGCAACAGTCTTGGAGCCTCTACCTTCACGGGCTTTTACGCCAGCGATGTAGTCACCAATAACCATCTTGTAGTCGGGGAAGCGTGTAATCTCTGGGAAAGCCTTTAGGAACTGGTGAGCAATTTGCTTCTCACGAGTATCCGCATCCTTCTTCCAAACAATACCGTATTCCTTTTCGGCAAGGTTTTCAAAGTTGTCCTTGGCTCTGACATACTGCATCCGCTTAGGAAGGTGCTCTTCAAGTGCGTCAATAGCATTTAACTTGATTTGCTTAATTTCCTCTGGGCTGTAGTAGGTTTCATTGCCACTAGCATCGCTCACCGTGTATCCTTCAGAATGTTCCTCGCACCATCTACGAACAGACCGTGCTTGAGAGACTTCGCCCTCGATTTCCGCAACGGTGCTGATGTGACTATACGGGGAATCCTTGATGGAAACAACTGGCTCGGGTGCTGACTTCTTATTTCTAGTGGTTTCAAGTTCCTCCTTGAGTTTGGCAATCTCGGCTTCGGCTTCCCTACGCTTCGACACCAACTTATCAATTCGCTTCTTAACACCCTTAGAAAGACCCCTGTCCTCCGTTTCTTCTTCGTCCTGTGAATGAACCTCTTCGCTATTTTCAGTTTCGGTGGCGTTTTGCTCACCGTCTCCTTCGTAGTCTTCTGCTTGATTACTTTCGGACTCGGCAGTGTCCGTCTGACCCTTTTCGGTAAAGTCAAAGTCCTTTCGGATAATATCCGCTAGGCGTTCAGTTGTAAGAGGGCCGATACCCTCGTTTTCGACATTTTCGTCTTGCGACACATCGTTGTCATCGATGTTTTCTTCTTCTGGGTTCATGAGATTATTTAGCATTCTCAAGTCTGCTGAGACTTTACAATGTTTTGAGAAAACAAGGAAAACAAAGTTACTTTTACAATAGTTTTACCCCTGTCAACTGTTTTTACAAAGAATTAAGTTCTTCGTCAGTCGTCCAGTTCATGTGCTTCCTATCCATGCCTTCTTTTCGGATTTCAAGGAGCATACGCTTGAAGTCTTTAATGCAAGAGGCCCGTCCGCACTGAAACGCTCTGTTTTCCCCTTGAAGTTCAATAGACAAGGCTTCATCAGTTTCCGATTTAATGTTTAAGTCAATAACCAGCATAATCTGGCTCCAGACTTCATTTTGACCCTCAAAAGCGAGGTGTTCTGGATTATACGGGTGCTTCATTGTTGTTGGAAGGCATCATTTGCTGTTGAGCCAGTTTTTCAGCCAAAGGCGATACGCCAATACGACCAATTTGCTTGTTTTGCTGTTGGCTAACGCTCATTTGAAGGTTTTTGACATAATTCTCAAAAATCATCTGGAAGGTAGGATTGCCCTGCATAGCCTGTTGGGCTACGGGATTCTTAGACATAATCTCTTGCGTGTACTGCATCTTAGTTTGGGCTGTCGGGTCGTTTTCGACATACTGAGGCTCGTTACCCAGAATCATAAGGGCAATGTCGGTTTGGACATCACGGTACATCTTCTGGGACGCTGTCGCTTGGTCGATAATGACTTCCTTAGCCATATCGGGAGCAATAGCATTCATAGCAATTGCAATGAGTTTGTTTCTGTCAATTACACCACCAGCGTCCATTGGCAGGACAGACTGGTTAATAGCCGCAAGTTTCTCCATGACAAAATCGACATAGAGGTTACGAATGTCGAACTTTAGTTCATAGTCGAACTGGTTGGCGATGTCCGACATGTTTTGCGGAATAGAGATGTTAGTGATTCTTTCGATTTCCTCGCTGGCAAGGTACTGAAGCCCAAGTTGCAAAAGTTGGGTGTAAATCTCGGAGATGGTAGTAAGCCAATTATCTGTAGCAACCTGCTGGAGCATCTGGGCATACGGAGCAGGAGTTTCGGGCTTCTGCATGCCAGAGGTAAGACCAAAGTATCTAGCCGCATTTGTCTCAACATGTTCAATGACCATTTGGGCCAAGTTAGGAGTACCTCTCGGAGGCTCCATAAACTTGTAGTCATCGGGGCTAGAGACAGGCAACTGCTGGGCTGGGCCAATTCGACCAATACCTTGGATGCGTCTCTTGACCATAATCGGAGGCACGGTCTCAAAGGCAGTACGGTCTCTCATCGAGTCGTGCTGGCCTTTAAGTTCAGCCTGTTCGGTCATCAAGATTTCGGGGATGCCTCTAGATTCGGCAATGTTCTTACGAAGGTTCTCTCTGCGATAAATTACAAAAGGATATTGCCCGTGGGCGTAGCCAAGTTTCTCGTGCTTAAAATAGGAAGACCTAGAAGCGTTAGGACAGAAGGCGGTGTAGTAAATATGAGGAATACCATCTTCGTTAATCTGGCGAGTGTAGGCATAGCAGACCTCAATAAGGTGGTTTCCTCTAAACTCGTAGGTGTCGAGCATGTTTGCTCTAGGGACGATGTTCGGGTCGTTATACCAAGACATCTTGCCAGCCGTATTGACGGCTTCGTCAATGGCCTCACCATCCCAACTTTCGTTACGCTCCATAGAACGAAGTTCGACTTCCGTCATAAACATTCTTCTAAAGACAACACGGGCTTTCTGGAATTCGATAGTCTCGGGCGGGAAACTAATTTCGTCAAACGGTTTAAGGGCAGTGACGCAAGGAAGGTTCTTGGTAACAGTTTCTTCAAAGACGGTAGCCATGCCAGTCTCACGCAGTTCTTTAACCAACCGTCTGACCTCCTTCTCCTTGATGGTAAGAAGACGCTGGGTAAGAACGGCAACAGCCATGTCTTCAGTCTGCGGGTTAATAATGTATTCTGGAAGAGCGGAAACCAGTTCGCTTTGATTCGGGTCAGCATTGGTTGCCATCTCAATAAGTTCAACCATGTTAAACTTTTGCTCTCTAAGGCCAATTTGCTGTTCCCAGCCAACATATACAGCAGACCATCCATATTGGTTTCCGTACTGACAAAACAGTTCTGTTTCTCTTCGGATTTCGCTTCTAAGTCTGTTGGTAAAGTGACCGATAAGCGAAT